TTTATCTTTGAATACCAACATATTTAATAATTCTTCTACAAGACCTAAAGCTAAAACTACTTTCATTATAGGAGCTAATAATGAAAACATACCTTTACGAATATCAGCTAAAGTTCCTGCAAAAATACTTAACTTACCTGTGGCAGCTAGTATACCAGCACCAAAAACACCATTAACTATAAAACTAAAATCTCCTAAGACTTCAGTAATATTATCTAAGATAACACCTAATAATCTTAGTGGGGGTGTTATTAAATCTACACCAACAGATATAACTTTAAATACACTACCTAGTATCCTACCAAAACCTTTAAATAAAGGTTCTAGATCTCTTATGTTATCAGAGAGGGTATTGAACAATTTAGTAAGACCTTCACCAAACTTAGCACTAAAAGTTGTCTCAGCAGCTTCTGCCATTGCAAATTTAAGTCTATTCATAGCTACACGGTTACTCTGTAGTTTCATCTCTAAAGCACCGTTTGCTGCTGCTGCCTCTCTCATATTTTTAGCAAAATGTGGAAGAACTTTCTCAGATATAAGACCTCCTTGCATTTGAAGATCCATCATCTCTTTTACAGTACCATTCACAGTAAGTCCCGCATCTTTTGCGGATTTAGCCATTATTTGAATAGCATTAGGCAGAACTTCACCTAATTGTAATTTCAATTCTTCAGCAGATACTACACCCTTAGACATCATTTGTTGTACAGCATTTAATGCCCTACCAGATTCATCAGCACTTAAACCTAGTAAGGTACCCATCTCAGCTACACCTAAAAAGGTTTGCTCTACTTCCTCTAAAGACATATTACCTTTAGCACTTAACATCTTAGCAAAACCTTTACCACTTTCTTGTAAACCAAGACCTAACCTTGCAGCTTGGTCTTTAACAAATTGAAGGTTTTTACCTGCCTCTTCTGACCCAGAGGATACAGCAAGCATAGTAGATTTTACACTTTCAAAGTTCTGTCCTGTATTAGTGACAAAAGCTCCAGCACTAGCAGCAGCAAAAGCACTTATCATATTACCAGCTAATTGCTTACTAGAAGCATTCATACGCTGTAAGAGAAAATGTTGTTTTTCTAAAGTTATAGTATCTCTACGTCTAACTTTATTAATCTCTATATGTGTTTTCTTTTGATCTTTAATAATATTACGTAAATCCATCTCGGATTTAGCTATTCTCATACTAGCGTCAATACTTTTTCTTTCTTCATCAGTAATATGTTCTAGGTTACTTTTAATATCATTAAGAGTGTTTATACGTAACTTATCCATCCTAGCTTGCTCTTTAGCTGAGTCAGACATACATTTAGCTATAGCATTATTCTCATCTCTAAGAATTTTCTTTTGATCTTTTATTCTTCTAGATAATTCATCAACATCTTTTATTTGAGAAAGAGATAAACTCATTTGCTCTCTTTGCTCACTAGTAATGTGCTCTAGATTCCTTTTTACATCAGCTAATGCATCAGCTCTCATTTTTTCCATACGAGATTCTTTACCAGCACCAGAACTTCGAGAACCACCTACAGAGGATACTTTCATACCCTCAGAAGCTTTCTGGATCTTATCATACATTTTGACCATACGGTCTTCAAACTTTTGTATTTTATTATAGGATTTCTGGTCTACATCAAACCCTATACCATACTCTTGAATGTCTTCCATACTTATACCCTTTTAAATGTTAGGAGGTAATACACTATTCTTAGCTTCTTCTTTTTTACTCTCTCGTTTTTGGTCTCTTTCAGCAGCTTCTTCTAGATCAGTGAACATTGCTATTTGATTCTCAAGCTGAATTACGTCCTCAATATCCCAATCATACATGAGAGTATGTATATGCTCTTTACAATAATCACTTCTATATATAGTGTAAAAATGGAGAAGTATGATACTTTCTTGTCCCTGAGATTCTATGTAATGAGTAGTTTCTCTTACACACCTAGACTTATTTAATTGTTCTTGTCTAATACGCTGTTCTTTAATGTATTCAGGTGTTCCTTTACTTGCGGACTCAGTTCGTTCAGTAGAGGCTCTATCTTTGAACGGAACATACCGCTCGATAGTGTAAAATTTACGATATTCTCCTTAAATAACCACCAAAGAACTTCCATGAAATCACATTCATATTCTTCTTCTTCAAAATGGTCTTCTCCAATTTTAGATCCATTAAAAGTTAATTCTCCAAATAACTTACTCTGTAAATCCATATAATGTCCATCTTCTAGATTAGTATGGATCATATTAGCAAAACTTGTTAAAGTTAAACCTAAACCTTCTGAGTAAGGATCTTTATTTGTATAAGCATCAGCACCAGCCATAACTCCAGTACCAAAAATAGAAGCAATTTTAGCAGCTTCTACAGAAAGATTAAATGGAGATAATTTCCTAGCAGTGTAGGTATTACCCGAATTAGTAGTTAGTTTTATTTCTTTTTTGCTATATTTAATCATATACCCTCCGAATATAAAAATAGCTAGGAGGAAGATACCCCTCCGTCCTAGCTTATATTAGTTATTAATTGTTAATTGTTAAGGTCTGTAAGCTTTTAAAGCAGAAGTAATAGTACTTGGGTCATCACTAGAAAGATATTGTGATGCCATCCATACATAAGTTTTCTCTCCAGCTTCAGCTCCAAATTCATTACTAGGCATTTCAGTAAGTACTGCATTTAAAGCTATAAAATTAGTACTTTTACCTACAGGATCTACTACTGTGAACGGGGCTATAGGTAAAACTGCACCTACAATATCTTGTGCAGCGTATACTCTAGCAATCTCATCATTTACAGGAGATGTTTGTTGACAAGTCAAAGTGATCTTACAACCTTTATCCGCCATCTTACTAAATGCATAAGAACCGTCGTTACCAACTTTAACATTAACCCTTGGTGAATTAGGTTCAATTAGTAAGAAAGTATCTCCACCTTTACCTTGACTTAAATCAATACCACTCCAAGTCATAGTTACAGAACCTGCTTCGTAAAATAAATCTTGTGACATTATTAAATTCCTCTTAGTTGATCAAAGCGTCTTTGTAAGTAAGTTTTCCACTAACATTAATAAAGTGAATAGCTCCAGCTAAGAATCCAGTAAATTTAACTTGGTCTAAGATTCGATGAGCTTGGTCTTCAAAAGCAGTAATTTCAGGGATAGTAGTTGGGATATACCCTTCAAGAATACCAAGATTTACAGCATCTTGTAAAACTCCATCAATTACATTCTTAACTTTCTGCTTACCTTCAGGTGTGAAAGGTATTTTACCACCAACTTGATTCAATAGAAGAGTAAGAAGTCTTGCTTCTATTCTGTCATTCATCCAATCCCTAGCAATGATAACATCTAACCATTCACCACCAGCAACTTTACCACCATGAACAAAATCTACTCCACGTTCTCTTGATTGCCAAGAAGCATTACGATCAGCAATATAACCTAATCTTGCAGTACGTAAATCTTTACCAGTAACAGGGTCAGCAGCGTTACCAACACCAGTAAGTTGCATGAATTTATAAGTAGTAACCCCTGGTTGATAAATAGCATTTGTAGCTAAAGGTGCTAGTTCAGGGAATACAGAATCAGAGTTAGCTGACCAGAAAGGATAAGTACGGATATACCCTAACTCTTGTAATTTACCAAATAAATCATCTGCAGGGTCTGTTAGCGGTGTTATTGTTTGTGCATCAGCAGAGGATACCCCATAAATCTTAGGAGTGTTACTACTTCCTGTAGCTTCAATCTCAGCAGCCATAGCCATAACAAAAGTTTCAGAATGATCTTCACAAGTCATTACATACCAATCTGAATCATTCTCTTCCATTATAGCTGATACAAGTTCCGCAGCAGTTTCCGAGGTAGTAAATTCCTCAGTCATATTACTTACATCACAGACTACCAATTTTTCACTAGTAGATACCGCTAAAGTTAGTTTACCATCAGCAGCAGTAGCTGTTATATCCGAGTTGTCTATTTTATTTTTTAAAGCTTCTACTATATTCTCAGCAGTTTCTTGAGTAGTAGAAGTATGAGAAACTGTTAAATCTTTTTCATCAGATTTTACAGTCAAAAGGTATTTAGTTATTTTACCTACCCGTGCAGCTTTAGGTTCCAGAATAACCGAGTCTACTTTTCTACGACCAAGGTAAATAGGTTGTGGTGCACCATTACGTTGTGAGAAAGCTAATCTAAGACCTTTATAAGCATTACCATCAGTAGGTAATAAATCGCTAACCTCATCTAAACTACTAAATGCCATGAGACGATCCTCAAAATAAGCATTAGCTGTTACGAATAGAATGTTAGTGAAGGAAGGACTTTCGGCTGCTGTAGTAGCTAAACTAATATTACTAATTACAGTATCACGATACATTATTTTTATACCTCATATGAGTTATTATTATTATACATAGGATTTTGCGCAAAGGTTATCCCGTTGTTAGATTATATCATAAAATTGATTTATTTAAAAATCTCAACTATAAGGGTCTACTTTTCTATCTATTGGTAAAGGATTATTATCATCTTCTGTTCTTTTTAAACCTCCGTTATAATCTACCGAACTAAACACATTCCCATCATAATCAATATAACGGTCTAATGCATTCATACTAAAAGTTAGGGTAGAGGATTCTCTAAATTCAGTAGTTATAAAATCAGGTGATCTTCTAGCTCTAGTTATGTAATTTATACCAGAGTTAGTCCTTTCGTGTAACTTCTGCCTCTCTCTGTGTACGTTTAAAAGATTACGAACCTTTCTTATAATATTTTGTGCACCAGTACCCTCACAAACTAAAGTAATAGAAAAATTAGTCATAGTGTCATAATAAGGAACGCTCAAAGTTTTAGAATCGTCATTAGGGTCTTTAACATCAACTACACCAGAAGAACTAACAAAACCATCATCATTTTGTATATAATTTACTTCTATAAAAGGTAAAGAAGGTTCAGGTAAATCTCCTAAAGGTGCCGCATACACAGCAGGAATATCAGTAGTTATCACAGAGTTACCTTCTTCTATCAAC